CGTACTTGAGCTTTTCAAATACAAAGGATTTGGTAGCATCCTCTGCAACTGACTTCTTTTTGGCTCTCACGCCCTTGTACTTTTCCTCCATTTCTTCATAAAAACGATTCAACGGATCGTGAGCACGTAGTTCCTTAATAAGACCTCGGTCCAATGCGTCTTGATCCGCCTTGCTCCATTCGTTCCTGCTACGACCGCGGTTTTTTCTCATCAACGCTTCAGCTTCTTGCTCCCACACATCACGGGCTCTCTCTGTCAACTCAGTTAGCCTAAAATATTCATCTTTATCTGCCGCCGACCAAGCATTAGCTCCAGTTATCCCATTGGCACCTGGCATCGCAGATCCCCACGGGATGAATCGTTGATCCATTACTCATTGTCAAGATTTAAGCCTTCGGGGCAGTCTTGATGAAGTGCACCTTCAGGAAGGACTGGAGGTTCAGGTACGTCACCTCATCCTTGTCGCCAACGCGGAGGAGCTTGGCGAGCGCGGCGTTCGGGAGGATGCGGCGCTTGAACGAGGGATCGAAGCACGAGTGCGTCTTCACGTACTCACTGATGAACTTCGTCACCTGCGTCTGCGAGCGCGTCTCGCCCGACTTGAGACCCATGAAGTGGCACAGCTCATCCGTCAGCGGGCGCTGGACCAGGAAGGCGTTGTTCGCGCGGCGCTTCTCGTACGCCTCGCGCTGCTCCGGGGTCATCGTCGCCGGGTCCACGCGCTTCTTCTTCTTGGAGTCGCGCGCCTCACGCTTGGCGGACTTGGCAGCCTCCTGGACAGCCTTCACGGCGTCACGGACGCGCGTCGAGAGCTCCGAGCTGAGCGTCTTGAGCGTCTCCGCCAGCGCGGCGAGCTGGACCTCCGAAGAGACAGCCGGGGCAGCAACCGCCGGCTCAGCAGACGGCGAAACAACCGTCGGCACCGTCACCTCCGCCTTCGCGGGCGTGGCGGTCTTCACGGGCTTGGCAACCTTGGCAGCCTTGGCAGGGGCAGCCACCGGGGCGGCAACGGCGACGGGGGCAGGGGTGGCGGCGGTCTTCGGGGCGGAATCCTTCTTGGCGGCAGGCATCTTGTTTGACTTAGAAACAGAAGAAGAGGCAGACATCTTTAACGCACTGGTATACTCTTACCATCGGCGGTCATCTAAACCCTTTTCTTTTCAACAACGGTAAATGGCTGACATAACTGCAAATACAAGATTGTAGGGCTCCCGTTTGAAGACAACAACCCTCATCAGATTCCGTAAGGAATTCATAATGTACATTCCAGCACCCGCATTCAGGATAGTCTGATGTAACATATGCGCAGTGATGAATGAAAGTTCAGGCGCGTCGTCCCGCAAGAACCGCCACATTGCGATGTGAGAGGATTTACTGAGGCGAACCAGCTGTCCACCCGATACGTCTGTGAATCCGTTATCTACAAAGGTCTGATACAACATCCGCAAGCGACATCGTATGCGCTCTTCTATATCACGTGTCTCTGGTACAATTGGAATATTATTGCGAACGCGGTACGCCCACGCCTCACGTAACCTCTTGCGAACCTCGGATGAGAGCGGCTCCCGAGTATACGGATTGGATGGCTCATCTGACTTTAACGACCATGTCCACAAGCTATCAAAGTCAAACCACCAGGTCTTCCCGTTCTCGGTGAATGCAAAATAAGAAAAGGGATGTTGGCGGGTTGCCTCTACGCACGTCACAATTTCTTCGTCATTTGCAAGATCTGTTCTATGTAACACGCCTGGACCACCGAGTCGGAGTCGCCGAACAATGAGCCAGCGCCGTGCAATCGATTGGCACTTTGTAATCCGAATATCCTTCTCACGAGCATCTTTCCAGATCTCCGCCGTCTTTGCCTTTGCATGGATGCCACATAAGCTATGTCCTCTGAGTGCAGACGCAGTACACTGAAGGGTTGAGCCTTTCTTCTTCACAGCAGCGCACCTGACCATTATCTTATCTAGGCTAATTCTTGAAAGTAGAAACGTACGGACAAAATGGATCTACAGACAAGCTGCGTCATATGACCACACAACCAGAGCAAAATGTCCGTCAATGCAATCATCAACGCTGCCAACCTCGACATCAACAAGGTCTCCTTCGGTGATATCCGCGTGAGTAAGACGAACGGGTCCAAGAGTGTCCCGATCAAGTACAATGGGCAGAATTTCCAGATGCGTATCCCCAAGCTTCAGTATCCTATGGGCGTCTCAATCAAGGAGACCGAGAATGGCATCAACTACACGATGCTCGCTAGCCTCCGTGGCTGCGACTCGTATGCGAAGGAGCGTGCACCGACTGATGCAGGTGAGATCGGTCAGATGTACAACTTCCTGAAGGACCTCGAGGAGAAGGTCATCAAGACGGCTGTGGAGAAGTCCACGTCGTGGTTCGGTCGTGCTCGCAAGGAGGATGTCCTCCGTGACAGCATGAAGACGCTCGTGTCGCCGAGCGTGGAGAAGCAGGGTGCTGAGTGGGTGCCCAATGGCAAGTACCCGCCTAGCTTCCGCATGAAGGTTCCTGTCTATGATGGGAAGGTGAATATGGATGCGGTGGATATGGCGAATCGCCCGATCCCGCTGACGACGGATAACCTGGAGTCGGTGTTTCCGAAGCGCATGGAGGCGCGATTCATCGTGAGCCCGAGCATCTACGTGTCGGGTCAGGGATTCGGTGTGACCTGGCGCATCTCGTATGCACAGGTGTCTGCTCAGCAGCGTGTCACGGCGTCGCAGGTCTTCGAGGCGGAGGAGGGAGCTGATGAGGAAGAGGTTGAGAAGCCTACGGTTGCTCAGCTCCTGGCTGCGATGAATACTCCGGATGAGGTTCAGGTTGAGACGGCGTTTGAGGAGGAGGAGTCGCCATCTGCTCCTCCGGCTCCTGCACCTGCCCCGACTCCAGCGAAGCAGGCGCGTCGTCGCGTGGTGGGAGCGGCAATGTAAAGCCAAGTAGTCTCCAAACCTTAGAGTCAGCAGGCGGCTGACAGACGTACAAATCATCGTCTATAAACAAAATTTTTGATTTGTCTGGGAACTCAAGCGGTGTCTCCAGATCTCCACAGTCTAACTTTTTCAATGACTTCCATCCACAGTCTGGACAGCTGTGAACGGTGGGAGTCTGTAGTACGTGCTTTATTGTAAGAATACGTGTGTTCCCGTACAGACATGCAGCCAAGACTTGATCGGGAGTCACCAGGTCTTCGCTAATAAAACGCTCAACTGTCGTGCGCGGAAGAGTCGACCACAAGGATCCCGCAATAGTCCATTCCTCCTGAAAGAAGGTACTGAATGCGTTATCATAAAACCACAGAATACGAAAGTCAGCATTGTTCTCCAACGAGTGCTCAACTAACCCTACGCGCTCCAAATCTTCACTGTATAACCAATAGACATTTGCATGAGAGTAATGCCTGTCGCGGGAACCCCGATAGACATCACGACCATCCATCGACCACAAATCAGAGACGACATCCACATCGTGTTCCGACACATCCCGAGAGAGATCGGTATACGTTACGCGTGGATCCAGGATTGACTGCATTACTCAAATGACACAACTACCTTCACGTCATGGTGACGCACCGCCTTGGTTGCAGAGCGGCTGAGTTCGTGGCGCTTTCGGCGGGTTCCATCCTCTGCGGTCTTGGGCTGAATGGTTGTGGAGCACGCCTCCATGTCTGCGTGGATTGCATCGTAGTTCTCCTCCAGGTACTTGAGAACGTCATCTTGAATTGCCCACTCAAAGAAGTTGAGCTGCCCCACAGTAGTGTCCAGTCCCATAAACTGAATGCGCTTCCACCGACAGAACGGGTCGAACATCTTCTTGCTGTACGCCTTCAGGTGGGACTTGTAGGCAAGGTACACAATTACGTGACGGGTTCCCACGAGGTATGCGACATTCTGCTTCTTTGCAAAATTAGTGACGAGCCAGTCCAGGAGTCGCAGACTGATCTTCGACTCGCCGGAGAGGATTGTTTGGACCTTCTTGAAGTGCTCGGGGTTGGAATAGAAGCCCTCCAGCCGGTGGAGAACCCAGTGATCGCGATTCTGAATGACCTCCATTTGTAATCTTACTGCGGTAATCTCGCTTAAAGTGGGTAGGTAAAGTAAGATAAATGGAGCCTCTTGCAGTTGGAACATCGGTCTGCGTTGGTGAAGTTATCGACAAAATGCGCGAGTCCGGGCAGATCATGGAGGCTACAACTCCCGGTACATTCATGATGATCGAGGGTGATAAGGTCTACCCTACGTTTCTGGATATGCTTCGTGATCAGCCTCAGCTCCCCGATCCGGTCTTCAAGGAGGGCGATGTGTTGCCCACGATCGAAGATGCGGGATTTCCCCTTGACAAGATGGATGCATACGATGCCGATTTCAAGATCATGTACGATGAGATGTTCTCGCGTTCCTCAGAGATGGGCGTGATGGGAGCGGGAGATTTTGAGGCGCGGCTCCGTGCCCTTCAAAATGAACTTTCGGAGAGCAAGGTAGAGAACCCTAATGGAGGAAGCACTGGCGTCCTATCTACTGGAGAATCGTCCGTATACACATCTGAACGCCCGGCTACGCCATTTTGTGTTACTGTGCCAACAGTTAGCGCCGGAGTTGTCGTATCGCCACCTGAAAAGGGAGGTGATGCGAGTGACACAGACATTGATGACGGGCGCGCCGGGTCGTCTGTGGATTCGTGATCGTGCATTTGAGCGGACAGTTCGACTCTACGGAAAGCAAGACCAGCGGACCAATGCCTGGCACGCCCAGCGCGGAACAATGGTCACTGCGTCTGAAGTCTCGAAGGTATGGCAGACACCCGCATCACGCCTGGAGCTGCTCTTGAAGAAGCTGGAGCCCGCAGCCAGGACAGACACCAATCTGTCGAATGCTATTCCTGCGCTGATCTGGGGCACTCGCTTTGAGCCAGTTGCAAAGAAGATCTACGAGGACACGACGGGCTGCGATATCATTGACGTGGGCTGCTGCCAGCATCCGGTTCATAAGTTTCTGGGTGCATCTCCAGATGGTCTGATTATTCCTCGCTATGCAGATGCCGACCCCTTGCGGTATGGGCGCCTGGTCGAGTTCAAGTGTCCAATGAGCCGCGCTCGGAAAGACGAAATCCCAAGTTATTACATACACCAAATGCAGATGCAAATGGAGTGTACGGGGATTGATGAGTGCGAGTATGTAGAGTTCCGCTTCAAGCAGGTCAGCTTTACTATTTGGGATGCGAGCAACGACAAGAAGGGTGTCTTTGCAGTGGATCCCGATGGCAAGGTGGATTACAAGGATGACACTGTTGAGCTCCACCAATGGCAGAGCACCCTGACAGAAGATCACCAGTATGTGTATTGGGTCTTGACGGATGTGAAGAAGGACTTTGTTCCCAAAGACCCTAATTGGCTTTCGGATCATTTACAACAATTGCGCGCATTTTGGGATGACGTTGAGCGCCATAGAGCCGCCGGGACAAAGCCAGAGTTACCTCCGCCGAAGATTCCGACTCTTGACCTTTGAAACAACTGCACATCCGTGTCCACCATGACTGATGTCTGGAGGCAAACTTTTTGTTCCATTCATCAATCGTAAATTGACTTCCCATGGAGAGATTGCAGCGAGAGCAAATGGGAACTAAATTATTCACATCGGTTGCTCCTCCCTTTGACTCGGGAATATTGTGACCACACTGAAAATCAAACACGTTCATAGTATTCGTACACCACGAGACTTTGCACTTGTTCTGGAATTTAGGTCCCACGTGGACCAACCACACTTGTTCGCGAACCGCCTTTGGTATTTTTATTTTAGATGTCATTGGTTCTTCTCACATACGGCTCTTAAACTGGTTTACTTGCCACGGCGTGTCCATACCCTTTGCTTCACCGACTCCGCTAGGAATCACAAAATGGTTGGTCCGCTGCGAGTAGGACGAGTCCTCAAGAGACATCGCACGCTTTTGCTGAGACATGTCAATCATCTTACCCTCGGGCGGACCACCGTAGAACTTTTCAAGTCCAGGAATCATCTTCAGTACAAAAGCAACAACGACAAGACCGAGAGCAAACAAGACCCACTGCTTCATTGTTCAAAGCCCCCGAAAAAAACGGATGCTTGTGTTAATAAGACGAGGGACAGTACAATGGAGGACAAGGCACTTGATACTCTTCGCACGATGCTTGCACGCCGCGGTCTGGGTACGGACACGGAGCGCGTCACAACTGATAACAAGAAGATGGAGAAGATGACCCTGTACACAATCGGAAGTGTACTAATCGCCTTCAGTCAAAAAGATAAGGTGCTTGCAGGTGATATTGGTTATGTTCTGAAGTTTGCAGAGGAGAATGGACATACGACAGGTATCGTGATGGTAGCGATGAGTCCGCCATCAGAGAATGTTCTGCGATTTGCAAAGTCCCATGCAAAGAAGCGCTTTGCCTTCTTCCACATTTGGCAGCTACAGTTTGACATCACCACACACCGGATGGCGATGCCCCACCGCATCCTGTCAGAAGATGAGCGGACAGATGTGTTCAATCGCTTTAAGATCTCGGACCCAGAGAACCAGCTGCCGTCGCTTGATTCGCAGGATACGATGGTCAAGTGGGTGGGTGCGATCCCTGGCGATATTGTGGAGGTGATGCGTCACTCGGATACTGCAGGACGCAGCGCGTACTATCGCTATGTGGTGGAAGACGTAAATGTCGCTCAGTAATAATGAACGCCCTCGAGACGAGCTACGAAACGCTGAGACGGCAATATGATACTCTGATCGCTGCAAACGACCCTTCGAAGCTACCTCAAATAACGTCCCTGAACACGCAGATGTCGGGGATTCTCCAGGAGATGATTGGGGAAGTTACAAAGATGAAGGGAAATGCAGCCAAGCTCCAGATCTATCGCAATGAACTGATGGCAAAGCTGGTCTCAGTGCAGAACGATTTTTCATTGATGCAAGAGCAGAAGGATCAATACCAAACTCTGTCTCGGTTACAGACTCACGAACAGACAGTTTTTTACTCAGTGTTCTTTTGGTATGGAATTGCCCTTGCAATTGTGTTCTTTGCGTTTGTCATGATCCTGACACGGAACGGTCAGAGTGCGCCTACAATCCCCACAACCACAACCAACGCAATGACAACACCCGCCTTTATGTAGAGCCCTGTGTCGTTAACAGTAGCAATTTGATGTTGATGCATGATACGAGACTTTGCCAACTCATCTTGAATGGCAGGTCCTTCCTTGCGGATCTTGCGGGACTTGTTGTGGAGGTCAACAATGTCCTGATTTGTAGTCTCATATGAATCAACAAATCCTTTAAGATATTGATCATTCTTTGTAGTGACGGATGAAGCATCTGTCATGAATCGGTTAATGATTCCCAGGGCACTTTCATATGCAGTCTTGTAGGCTGCATTTCCAGATACCTTGTAGGCTGCGTAGTTTGTCTTGTAGGTATTGAGAGCGGTTTGAAGAGGAGCGGGGAGTGTACTCATTATATTCCTGTTCCTAAAACAAAATGCCCACCTCTCCCTTTGGACAAGTCAATCCTCCCGTTCGTCGCGCAATGGTCGGCGATGCATCTGAGCACACGCGGTTTATCCGGATGTCCTCTACCCTGCTTCCGTATGCATCTCAGAACCAGGGTGCTCGTCCCACCCTTCTGGGTTGGCGTGATATGCAGGCAAGTCGTGATGTCCGAGTGATTATGCCGATGCTCGCAGCATTCAAGAGTTTTGTTCCTAACCGTTAAACAATGGCTAGCTATGAAACAATCAAAGGGCAGTACGCTGGGTACGCTGCCGAGTCAGATGCAGGTGACAGAATCAAGGCAGTCACAGACAGTCTCAAGACTCCACGTCCTCACGTTCAACCCAATCCAGTTAATGAGATAAAGCGAAAGATCTTGAAGCCGCTGGATATGTCGGTTGTTCAGACGATTCTCTTTACAATTTTGTTGGCACTCATTGAATTCTTGGTCGTACCTCAAGCGTATGCATCCTATCTTGTCTTCTTGACGCTCTGTGTGGGAGCCTCAGCCGGAATCTATCTAAGCACTAGATAATGGGTGCGGGTATATCACAGTCGTGTCCGTCTGAGTTCGTAGTGGCTCCGAATGGACAAACCTGTATACTCGCGTGTCCTGCAACGAAGCAGTATGCTCTGACCATAAATGGCAATTCATTTGCATGTACCTATGCAGGTGACAACAAAATCAGCGTACCGTTGATGCCTGTACCAATGTACCTTGCGGGTGGTCAAGTACAGCCGGGTGGTCCACCAGCGATCCCTCCAAATGCCTCCTACACTGTTCTCCCAAACAAGCAGGTCTACAAGGCAGAGATTGATCGCTTCAGCAATGCGATGGCGGTCACAGATGCGAATATCGATAAGAATACCAAGATCTCAACAGCCTTTGCCGCCTTGCAAACAGCAGAGAACGCACGGACAACAGCACCTGACGCCTACACAAAAGCCCGTATCGCTTACTACACCCTGGTGAAGGGTGACTCTTGGCTACAAGAAGAGCAGGCGCGGGTTGCAGCTACTGAGGCGCAGCCCGTTGTTGATCAGTACGTTTCGCAGTACAACGACATTCAGTCCAAGAAGGATCAGCAACAGTCAACGATTGATGTTGTGGATGGAGTACGTGATAAGATTCTGACTGTCAAGGATGATCTCCAGTTTTCTGTATCAACGTTTCAAAGACAGATTGGCGATATCAAGAATCAAATCAACAAAGATAAAGTTGAACAGACTCAGTCAATTGCTGCATCGACCTCGTGGGTGGATACATTCCTGAACTGGGCAATTGCACTGATCACACTTGTGGCAATTGTTCTCTTGGCTCGTCGGTTTATGCGAGGCAAAGTGCCTCTTACGATTGAAGAACTTGAAACTCAAGCAAGACTCATGAGGGCTAAGGCGATGCTTGCAAATGCAAATTCAAGGACGAGACCGACGAGCTGGTTTTCTTAGTGCGTTCACGCCCCTCATATCGCCTACACGAACAACATAATGGAGGTATCAGATCCTCGCACGGTTGCCGATTTTCAAAAGACTACATTCTGCGGACATCCACGCTCACACGTCGTGAAGGTTCTCCTTCAAAACGTGCAACTCGGTCACGCAGATTACGCGTGTTATTGGACACTTGAACTGTTATGTTCTGGACTCGTACATAGCTTGTGGGCAACGCTCTTTGATGCTGCGGCACTTCATGTCAATCGGGCAAACCCAAATGTATTTGTGTATTTGGCTGGAGCCTACGAACGGTATGCGCCGATCGAACAGGTCTTTACGGTTCACACAATGACCTCTATCCGTAACAATCCAGATGTTCGATCAATTGTCTGTGAGGTTGCTGCCACCCTCGCGACCTGCCGGAAAAATAAATTGCCATCACTTCCAACAATTAAGCCGGTGCATGATTTTGACCCACAGACCATTCAAGAGCATCTCAAAGCCCCGTCTAGGCTTTTTGGACAGATTGCTCTTCGCCCAGCGGACCCCCTTCCGGTCGCTATTCCACTCAACGAATTCGCATATAGTCTTCGATCCGATGTTCGTGATGCGACACGGGCGCTGTACTGGATGGCCTGGGTGTTTGCCTATTGTCGCGAGCATAAGAAACAAACCAAGCAGCCTCTCGTCTTTTCTAACCGATTTGATGAGTTTGTATCCGAAGCCCACGGAATCCACCCGGTCTGGATCTTTTGGGACACGATCCGCAAGCAGGCTCAGCCGCAAGCAAGACCCGTCATTGACATCATTTACAAAATGTACTGTCTGCGATGGAGCCCTACGGACGCAAAGTCGAAACAACATTTGCTGATTGCTGCACTGGTAATTGTCTGTGAAGGAACGACGTTTGATTCGACTGTGGTATCGGGGAATACCATCGCGGTCTCCACGGTCCTGCAGGGAATGCCGGGATGGATTGATGCGATTGTTCGTATGCAGAAGAGCTTCGCATAAAATGGATGTCATGCAAAGGAATGAAAGGAATTTACACTGAAAATGACCGACTTTCTTCCCGAGATCTCTGCTTCTAAGGTTGCCGGACTTGTTGGTCTCCATGCCTACCAATCCCCTCATGAGACGATGTATGAGCTGCTTTCGAAGCACGAGCCGACCAAGCTCCGAATTGCAGCCATTGAGGCACGTGAGCGACGTATTGCTATTTCCAAGCTTAAGAATGCAGTTCTTTACAGCCAGCCTATTCGTGATGTTATCAATGCAGGTCTTCGCGCCTGCGATGGTCGGACTGATATTACCGAGACGCTTACAGATGTGGAGACACAGGCGGGACTGGTCCTGAACCTGCGCCACTCTGAGTTATCTAGTGATGTCCGTCAGATGCTTGCAGTTGAGGTGAAGGGCGCTGTGCAGAAGCAGCGCGGTCTCAACAAGGAGAACAAGATCCTGGACACCTACGAGGTGGACAATAACGTGACGGTCAAGGATCGTAATACGAGGACGTTCCGCAAGACGTACAGCACTTTCAAGCTCATCGGTCGCACAGATGGATTTGTGGAGGAGCACAACCGCATCGTGGACTCCAAGGCTCGTACGCGCTGGTGGAAGGAGGTTCCGATGTACGATGAGATCCAGCTCCGCGTGTATATGGCGCTATCGGGTGCCGCAGAGTCTGAGTTGGTGGAGTCTTTCCCAGATGGGCGGACACGTACGACTAATTACAAAAATGACGTGGAGAAGTGGGAGGTTCTTCACGGAGCTCTCGGCGATGCTGTGAAGAAGATGCAGACTGCAATTCAGAACGAGGACTCCCTGCGCGATATCGTTTTCGCAAACACTGTGTCTGTATAGTAATGAAAGTCACATTGTCTCCAATCGTTCCTCCTGAGTTTGCAGCACAAAAGGGCGTAACCTATGAAACCAGGTATCTGTATACCGGGTTTGGCAGGTATAATGAGTACGAGAAGACCCTGGAGGTGATCCAGGTAAATCCCGATAGTACATATGATTTTTTTAGTCGACCCCATGAAGCCGAGGTCTTCTCGCGGGTGTATCACGTAGAGACGGTGACATTAACATTATATTCGGTATCTCCTCGTATTTGGAAGGAAGAGGTTGGATCCGACGTATTTTTCTTCAGCGGCAACAACAACCCCAGCTCTTAACCTTGGCAACCACCGCCTCCTTGACCTCATCCGGAGTGACAACGCCATCACCATTCTTGTCAAGAACGGCAACCACCGAGGCGACGACTGCGGGCTTCTTCAGCTCGGCAAGGATCTCCTCCACTGCCTTCTTAAGGGTCTCCTTGATAATGGCTTCCAGCTGAGCCTTAAGTGCATCAGGCACAACCTGGACCTTGACTTCTTCGACAGCGACTTGCACGGTATCAGACATTGCGGTTTGTTCTATGCTTAGAAAAGGTCTGGACTATGTAAATGGACGTTTGGAACATCCTCTCCGTAGGAGCATCGACTGTTGTGATGTTCGCTCTCATCCATGTAGCCGTGTTTTACGTTGTTCGGCAAATGTATCCCCCTCAGCCCAAACCGGTGGTTCGCTTTACGGAGCCTGTCTTTATAGCACCTCCTCCGGTTCCTGTTCAAGAAGTGGCTCCTGCGCCCCCTGAGATTCCGCTGGTGTCGACCAAGCTTCCCCCTCCGATTGACACGCGTGATCCAGGTCCGGCGCGTACATCGGCGCCCGCTTTCAGCGAGCCCGTGAAGGATAAGGAAGTACTTCCTCCGGCAAATGTTCCAACGTATGAAAGTCTCTTATCGGCTGTCTCCTCTAGTAAGGAAGGGATCCCCAATCTCGGACCCATGTCAGGTGCCACAGTATAGTGGAAATCCAGGATGGATTTACTTGACGCATACGCAAGAAGGTAATGCCTATGCATACTTTACAGATTCAAGGGGAGAACGCCCTGAGAAGCTCGCTTTGGTCGTGGATGAGAGACTCTGTTGTGATACCATTCTTCGAGTCGTTCGATTGGCGCCCAAGATGTATCTCGTATATGATCTCTTTGTCCTGAATGGGACTCGTGTTCACGACATTCTGACATTTGCTCAACGTCAATCCAAAGTCGCTGAACTGCTTGAGTTATTTCACCACCCCGACTTGGTTGCATTAGCAACCATCGCAGACGCACCTGTTGGTACCCACGTTCGTGGAGTCGAACAGTACGATGGGATTCCTGGGTCAATCGGCGTTTATCTTCCCAGCGTAGAGTAAATGAGTTGCTCCGGAAAACCAATGGGCGGTCGCCGCCGCTCCCGTAAGATGCGTGGAGGCAATGGATATGGATTTGGAAACCCGATCTCAGCTGGAGCCATGGAAGTCGTGCCGAATATGACATCCGTTCCGGGTGGCGCTGCCTACAAGCCGACGGGTGGACGTCGTCGCCGCAGCCGTAAGACTCGTCGCCGTGGCGGTGACTTTCCTTCCGGACTTTCCGTTGCGCCAGGACAGGAGCCGTCTGCCCCTCCGGCGGATGATGAAGACCTGGTGACAAAGGACAAGTGCACGGCTGCCGACCGCAAGTGGGTGATGGAACCCGGTGCAAAGACGTCTAACGGAGAGCAGCTTGGAAAATGCCGCAGTAACACTGGATTTGCATTTGCTGGTCCCGATGGAAAGCACGCCGGACGTCGTCGTGGACGCAAGACTCGTCGTCGTGGCGGCAGCTCGGACCCTAGTGGACTGCAGAAGTTTGGCGGGCGCCGTCGCTCGCGCCGTAAGTCGAAGAAGATGCGCGGCGGCGGTTCGGTGGCGGGTGTTGGATATGGATTCACGGGCGATGGATCTCGTGGAATGGCGACGTTTGGAGGTTACCCGTCCAATCTTCCGCCGAGTGGTGCCTTTGCCATTCCGACGGGAACCCGCTAGGGGAGGAGCCCCTGCGACGTCCGGTAGACAGCATCTGCAAAGACATACGGCATATAGGTCGGATCATTCGTAACAATAAACGGTCCACCCACCGTTTGACAATACAAAAACATAGATTGAATTTCAAATCGCAAAATGGTATATTCGGTATAGTCTTTCCATACCTGATATGCCTTGAGCGCTGTCATCGCTGCCGACATTGGATCGGCTTGACCTACAAAAATGAAAAATAGAGTTATCATTGGCATCAAGATCATATCGCAGATCAAGCTGACGGTTGCGAACCACGACTGGGGCGCGCACTTCTTTTTAAGTTGTATATACCGTTCTGCGGTTTGGAACGGCTTAGCTGGGAGGAGAAACCTCATTCTTAGGCTGAATGCTTACTCCCTTGTTCGGAAACTTTACCTCCTCAAACGTGCGAGCATCAATGTAGACGATCTCCGTATCGTGATGCACCTGGATGAGATGGAGGATCAGGTCGAGAGCAATGACGTTTCCGACGACCATATACTTCTCCATCGCAGTCGTGAGGTTGACCTCCGTCTTCTTATCACCAATCCAAATCCAGGGGACCTGTGGAGTCACCTCGAATGGATCAAACATCTCGCGCACGATCTCATCTCCCTCGTAGAAGAGATTGCACCTCTTGACCCCGTCCTTCTCCCACTGCTCAATGAAGATCGCATCCTCGGGGACACGCGTCAGATCATTGACCTCATCTTGGTCGTACTCGTCCGAAAGGATAGTGTACGAAATCTTGTTCTGTACGCGGTCAGGACCAATCATCCAGCTAACAAAGTTGCGAATCGTGTGGTAGATGCGGAGAGCACAGAGGAAAGCCATGTTTACTTAACTTCATTCGAATCTGCCGGAACAAGTTCCATTTTGTCCTTGCCGACAAGGAAGTCCTCCTTGGGAAATTGTCCAAGAACAACTGCATCAAACTCAGTGCCCATCGCGATTGCTGTTGCAAGGGACGTGATGATGAAGGGTGACGCAACCAGGAACCACGAGACAACTCCCAATCCAATGCCGCAGAACATATCCAGGACAACAACCGCCGCAAGACCCAGGACCAGTTTGATGCCAAATGTCACCCACATTCCCAGAGCGGCGTCAAATCCAAGCTGGATAGCAAGGAAGATTGCGTACAGCAGTGCGGGTGGGCAAAGATCTTCGATGAAACGCATCTTCAGGTATTACAACTAAACAAGAAAAAGATGGATGACGCCAGCATGGTTCAGCAGATGACTGGATGTACTCGTGAAGAGGCAGAGAAGGCGCTGGTTGCTCATGAGACCGTTTTGGATGCGATCGAATCGTTGATCCCTGCAAATCCAGTGACATCGGGTGCAAAGTACATTCCTGCAAAGCCAACGATCGATAACGGGTTGGATCCCGAGCAAGATGCATTGTGCAAGAGGGGTCGCTGGCTACAGGACAGGGTTAACGCTGTATTCTCAGTCGCCCATTCGAAAACCCTACCCGTCCTGCCGGCTGAACAATCTTTGTCGCAACCTGCTGAGGTGTCTGCAGTTGTGCTTCCTGTTGTTGCTGAGGAGTCTGAATCTTCACAGGGTAGTCGCGAACAAACTGCTCAACAAGTCCCGCAATCCGAGATCCCTCGCTAAACAGATTCATTGCCTGGACATGAGCTCTGACATCCTCTGACTTTTTGAGATACACGTCTTCGTCATCAAGTATCTTGATTGCTCCCTCCCACTCCTCTATCTTTTCACGATCGCACGAGATTCCCGCGGGTTTGATCCATTCTTCCATTCCCTCCGTACTTCCACCAGGATACTTGGACTTGGATGCAGGCTTGGAGTACACAACGGGAATTCCATTGTACATTGCTTCAAATGCAATCCGACCAAAGCTCTCATAGTAACTCGGAACCACAAGGACTCGAGTTCGTTTGAGAATGGTCCGAATATCATCATCAAATGGAATCCACTCGATATTGTTCGGAGCCGGAGGAAGAGTGAGTTCACCGTAGTAGGGAATAACTCCTAAAAACTGGCGATCTGGCATCCGCTTTGCCATGTCGATAAACTGAGCGACACCCTTATTCTGATTTGCATTTACCAATGTAATACAGTCTCCTCGGAAGGGTTCATCAATCTTGATATTATATTCGTGCAACAGCGGGCGGACCACGGCTGTTCGCATTATATTCGGAGGCCATGGAACTACATTCTTCTTGTAGTTAGGTTCCATTGTGGCATTGATAAACATGATCATTTCGACCCAATGGATTGACCGACCTGGATTGTTGCGCACGAGTGAAAAATAGTTCCCATCGTAGTGACAGGTTGCCAAGATTGGACGATTGTATCCACGATTATTTAGTTTACGAACTTCGGGTAGGGCTGGAGAATGGGGGCAGATCCAACCTTCGCTTACATCCAAATACTTGCCTCCGGCTGAGAAGTGCATGTATTTGAAGCCACGGTAGATCCCGCCGTTCACACCTATCTTCGGTACCTCAAAACACATAAAGACAACGTCGTGTCCTCTTTTTTCAAGTTCAGTTGCGAGATCAATATCGTGGAGGAATGCGCCGCACAAGTCGGGCATCCTCCCTGCAAAGAAGATGAGTCTCATTATTAGGATGCATCAACACGTTTTGTCTGAACCAGGCGCGTTGCATCTCCGCCGCGAGTCCAATCATAGATCCAGTTGTTAGGATTCGAGTATTCGGACTGCTTGATGTCGATCAGTGGCTGGTAGAAGTTCGGGATTGTCGAGTCCATAATTGTCTTTTGTTCCTTGCGGTTACGGATCATTGCAGAGTGAATCAGATGCGACTCGTCGTCGACTGCGGTCGGATCTCCACCACCCATATCGGGGGTCGTGGCGAACGGGCGAGCCCAGAGCTCATGCTTGCCCTTTTGGCGCCAGGCTCCGGGGATGCCCCAGCGGAGATCGGTGTTAGTGTCAACCGCGCAGCCGCCTCCAGGCTGACCGAATCCACCACGGGCAATAAATCCAGGCTGGTCTGCCATAGCAGATGCCGGATTCAGAGTGTCCGAGCACGCCGCTCCTACGCCCGTTGTTTGGCGTGTGAGGGTAGACGTATTGCCGACCGTCTTTGCAGCTGTATCGTACTCATCCGACCGAATACGTGTGGGGGCGTTGAACCAATCTACAGAATTAGTAGAAAACATCTCTTACCTTGAGACACAGAAAAAACGGATACAGTTTCGTCAGGACTAAGGATAACAGCCTGATAAAATGATCCTTCAACCAATTGACTGGTACGAGCACGACGTGAAGGGAGTGTATGTGATTGATGTGTTTGGTCGACGCGAGGATAAGACCGTTGCGTGTGTGCGTCTGACTGGGTTCAAGCCGTACTTCTTTGTGAGCACAAAGCCAGATGTAGGGAAGGTCTACGAAGCATCCAACAAGATGTGGCTGAAATGTGGACCTAAGTGGTGCAAGAGCAAGGGTATCTACGAAAACACCCTTCCAGAGATCAGGCAGATCAAAAAGTACGACACGATGGCGGGCTTCGCGGATATGAAGTTCGCAAATGTATGGAAGATTGAATGCGAGACGTTGGCGACGTTCAAGGCAGCAAAGTCTGTCTGTCAGGGAATTCAGTATGAGAGCAATCTGCCACCGTTTCTGCGCTTCTTTCACGAGACGCATCTGGGACCGGCGTCACCGATGAAGTTTACGGATTCCCGAGAGATCGACATCCCGGTTGACGATGAGGGTGAGCCGACGTACTTTGTGGACTCGTTCCACACGTGCAAGTACACCAATGTGGAGGCGTGTGATGCAACCATCCCACTCCTCGTAGCTTCCTATGATTTGGAGATGTGTCCTGCAGGGGACTCGAATCAGTTTCCAGTCGCCTCAAAGGATCCGATCATCCAAATCGGTGTCTCGTATCGCCGCTCAACGGACATGATGACGCCAACGGCGCGAACGGTCTTTGTGTTGGGCGATGTTGCAGACTCAGGTGATCCATCGATTGAGTTCGTGGGATGTACCACAGAGTCTGAGATGCTGCTGGCATTTGCAGAGGAGATTCGCATTCGTAATCCCGATATTCTCTGTGGTTACAACATCTTTGGGTTTGATGACGCCTACATCGAGGGGCGCTTGAAGTTTCTTGGCATTCGAGAGCAGTTTGAGATCTCTCGTATGAAGATTGTGGAAACAGATATGCCATGGGGTGACAAGAAGTTTGCTACCCTGAAGACTGAGTTAGCGGCAGGTAAGTTTGATATGCGATTCTTCACGCTTCGAGGTCGATTGGGGATTGATCTCTTGCTGAATATGCGTCGTGAGCACAACCTGGATAACTTCAAGCTGGACAATGTCGCCTTCACATTTCTGCGGGATAAGGTCGTCTCCTACGCAGAGACCCACGTGATAACCAAGAGCACGCGCGGCGTCCGCAACGGAAACTACGTGCGTTTTGAGCTGGTTGGCAATACGAGCGACCCGGTCTACGATGGCGAGAAATTTGAGATCTACGATGTGTCGTCGAAGGGTTTCAAGATCAAGTGCGACCGACAGCTCTTTACGGAGTTTACGCCCGAGCAGATGAAGCATCTGGAGTGGACACTATCAAAGGACGACGTGTCTCCACAGGAGATGTTTGAGCTTCACCGGCGCGGAGGTCCCGAGGGACGAGCCCGCGTGGCTCACTACTGTATTCAGGATTGCGACCTGGTGGCAACGCTAATGGGAAAGCTAGATACGATTGTCAATGCCCGCGGAATGGCGGATGTCTGCAAGGTGCCGATGCAGTTTGTTCTGACGCGTGGTCAGGGCATTAAGATCTTCTCTGCGGTTGTGTACTATGCGTCACAGCGTGATCAGATCATCCGGGCGCAGGAGTCAATCGGTGGCGAGGGAATCGCCTACGAGGGAGCCATTGTCCTTCCACCGAAGATCGGTATGTATCTCGATCAGCCGGTCTCGGTTCTAGATTTCAACTCGCTCTATCCGACCAACATGATTGCGTACAACTTATCGCCAGATACGCTAGTCTACGTCAAGTCCTACAATGACGAGGGCTTCCTGACCAGCCACGGTAAGGAGGAAATAGCAAAGATCAAGGAGTGGCTCGCCGAGATGGAGGAGAAGGGCTACGCCTTTGAGGAGATTGAGTATGACAACAAAGAGACGGGTGGCAAGACAGTCTGTGTCTTCGTGCAGCCGAATGCAAATCCAATGACGGTCGGAGTTTTGCCAAAGACGCTGGAGATCATGTTGAAGAAGCGAAAGGAATTCAAACAGAAGATGGAGGATTTACAATATGATGAAGCTCAGCGATCTGTGTTTAACGGCGCTCAGCTTGCTTACAAGGTGGTTGCAAACTCCATTTATGGACAGGCAGGGGCTCGGACCTCTCCCATCCGAAACATGTACGTCGCAGCATGTACGACTGCTGCAGGGCGCCGAGCTCTCCAGTTCGCCCGAACCGTCGCCGAAGGCGAATTTGGCGGAGACGTTGTCTATGGAGATACAGACTCCATCTTCGTCAAGTTCCCTACCAAGGATGTTGCCGAATCCATCCGAATGGGCATCGAATGTGGCGTATCCATCAGCCGACAGATGCGAAAGCCCTACAAGATCGCCTACGAGAAGACCTTCTATCCATTCATCCTCTTCTGTCGCAAGCGGTACGTCGGAATGAAGTATGAGGAGGATCCGAATCCTGCAAAGGCAAAGCGGATGTCGATGGGTGTCGTGTTGAAGCGTCGGGACAATGCACCGATCGTGAAGGATATCTTTGGCGGCGCTCTGGATGTGCTGTTGTTGGAGCGAGACATCCACAAGGCTCAGGGATTCGTCCAGGAGCAGCTGGTGAATCTGTTGGAGAACAAGGTCCCTCTGGAGAAGTTCATCCTAAGCAAGTCTCTGAGGGATGACTATGCAGCCATGGCGGAGGATTACGATGGCAAAGCAACACTGCCAGCGCATCGTGTCCTGGCAGACCGGATGGAGGCGCGTGATCCGGGTACGGCTCCAAAGGTAGGCGACCGACTTCAGTTCGTCTATGCCGCAGAGTACAAGGATAAGCACAAGCAGGGAGACCGGATTGAGCACGTAGACTATGTCCGGGAAAAGAAGCTCAAGCCGGATGTGAACTTTTACATCACGAATCAAATCCAAAATCCTGTGGCGCAGCTGTTTGCGCTCTGTATCGAGAAGCTGAAGGGATACCAGGCTCCTACAAAGGAGACGTACGCTGAAATGTACACTCGCTTTATGGAGAAGTTGAAGGACGAAGAAGCAGCAACTCTAGCTGTCTTGGACAAGAAGGCAGGTCAGCTAGATGGCATGATGTTCCTGAAGTCACCCGTCTTGAACAAGATGGTCAAGGCAGCAGTCAAGGGACCAATGGATGCATTCTTCAAGAAGTAAGGGGCTTTCGTATTCTTCTCGTAAACTAGATCAATGGACGAAGAGATCAACCTGCTTGATGTGCTGCACTCGATGATGGAGTCGGATCGGTCGTTCTATCAGACACTTCGTTTTTTGCAGTTAGATCGCGAGACCCTCATGGCAACTCATCAGCGGAACCAGGCGACCCTGATGGGACTTCTTCGGATGCAGATTGCTGCGGCATCCACGTCAAGTGTGACGTACACAGTGCCGATCACTCTTCCGACGGGGTGGAATGATCCGGTTGTTGTTCATCCGAACTCTGCACAGATCAATGCTGCAACGGAGGAGATCAATGATGAGGCGGCTACAGCGACCAACTGCTCCATTTGCCAGGATTCTCTGAGTGCATCCCATATCCGCCTAGTTCACTGTGGACACACGTTTCACAATACGTGTATTGCAGAGTGGTTCACGAGGAGCGTACACTGTCCGATGTGCCGTCACGACGTGCGAGAAGTGGGTCATCCCGCACCCACATCCGCTGATCCAATACATACGCCACCTCGGGTCCGCAATCGGTTGGACGCGTGGCTTGTGGGAGCGCATCCGATGAGCCGTACTGAAGAAACTGAAGAATCCGACGAACATCATGCTTGAATCGTCGGGCAAGTTCTGCAACATCTTCTGCCGGAAATAACTCTTGAAGATCTGTTGGCTTGGGCGGAAAACAGCGTACCAGGTGGATCCTTGGATTCGCTTTCATAATGCGCGGCACTTCATTGCAGGTCATAATCACTGGTACACGACGTTCATCGCTTGCCATCCACTCAGTCAACTTTTTCTGTGCATGGGGATCGGATCCATCCACTTCATCCAAAATTAAACACATTGCTTTATCATCACCTCGAATGAGGGATGTTAATGTCCGTGTATGACGGCACGAGTTAATCAGTTGCGCTACATCTTCATGAGAGCGCATTGACTGGCTTGCGTTAATCTCAAGGGGTTCCATACTTGCAGAACGAGCAGCTGCAAGAGCCATTGTGGTCTTACCAATTCCAGGGGGACCATGAAGAAGAAGTACGTCGCGATACGGCTTCCTGGACAAGTATTCGGACAAACGGGATTTTACTTCGGAGTGTCCAACGACTTGATTCAAAAGCTCTGGGCGTCGAGTTTCGCTCCACATAGTCCTTCTTCGTCTTTCCAGAGAAAATGCTTACTGTCCCCAAACACAATGGAGGGACCGAGGCACGTGCTCAAAACATTATTTAGAGATACAAGTTTTCCGCTAGTGGATCACCACATTGCATCGTTCAATACAATGATGGAATCCATGATTCCCACCTATGTCAAGGTTACCAACCCGTTTCAGCTTGAGCTCTCAGACAAGCGGTACATTCGCGTGTACATTGGCGGAAAGGACGGAACCAAGATTTCGTTTGAGGCACCTGCAGATGAACATGGTGCACCGATCATTCCCCACGCCTGTCGTCTGGACAATAAGACCTATGCTCTGACCTTTCGTGGCGATATCACATTTGAGTATGTATTTCCAGAGGGAGCACCGGTGGTGAACACGTTTGAGAATATTGTGATTGGTGAGATCCCGCTGATGTTGCGGAGTCGTCCCTGCTACCTGACTGCACTCGATGGATATCCCCTGGGCGAGTGCAAGTACGAGTTGGGCGGATACTTCATTATTGACGGCAAGGAGCGCGTCCTTCTGACCCAGGAGCTCCTGGGTAACAATATGATGTACTCGGGCAAGAGGAAGCGCAAGGCAGCAGATACGTCAGATGACGATGATGCTGAGACTGCCGAAATGAAGCGCGTGGAACGGGCTGCCTACGAAGGGGACTTTGAATACTATGTGGGTATCAAGTCAGTTGCAGAGGATGCGTCGAAGGGTCCGTATTCTCACTACCTTGTGCTGGGTCCGCCGTCGGCATGGAGTTCGGATGATATCCAGGAGAGCCGTTCGAAGCGGAGTTTGGTGATTACCCTACCCGGATTCACAGAGCCTATCCCGGTCTTGGCAGCATTTGCAGCACTGGGCGTCACAACGGACCGCGATCTGTATGACTTGATTCTTGCGGGTGTTCCCGATGCAGATCGGATTGCGTACGACGACACGATCCAGCAGCTTATCCTCAGTCATGAGCGGATGCGCGAAAAGGCAGGCACAGATCTCGAAGTCATTGTGCGAATGACAAAGCGCAAGTCGAGTGCAGAGGTGATTCAGAATATTTACGAGCTGATGTTTCCTCATATTGAAGCCTCTGCAAACCCTGGTACTCTGTTTCGGCGGAAGGCGTATCTTCTTGGACAGATGGTGCGGATGGCAATTGATGTATCTCTGGAACGTCGCCCTCCGTCGGATCGTGACAATATTGAATACAAGCGCTTCAATACGTCAGGTGATTTGATGTTCCAGGAGTTTCGTCGCATCTACAAGGAGGTCTCAAAAGATATGTTGCTGAAGCTGGACTCTCGCATCCAGTATGAACGCAAGACCTACGAGGGACGTGGATTGACCGCACTGGTCGAGCGCGAGACCGTGGGAACCTACTGGCGCAAGTACCGGATGATGAATGAATTTACAAAGTCCTTCAAGGGTCAGTGGGGCGGTCGTAACGGAATTGCCCAAGAGCTCTCTCGTCTTTCGTATGTTAGCTATCTGTCTCAGCTTCGTCGTACTGCCCTGCAGATCGATCCGTCGATGAACACTGCACCGCCTCGTCGCCTGTATGCCTCGCAGTTTGGGCTGTTGTGTCCAATTGACTCTCCGGACGGTTCGAGTGTCGGTCACTTGAAGGCACTTACCATTCTTGCAAAGGTGTCGACGCCGTTTCCTTCTTCGGTGGTGCGCGATGCTCTGTTCAAGTTTCCTTCGATGCGTAGGATTGAGGATATTCACCCGTCAACTTGGGTCCCTGTGTGGACTCGTGTGTATGTGAACTCTGAGCTGGTGGGTCTTTGCATTGGTGATACCGAGGATCTTCACGCAAAGCTGTTAGCTCTGCGCCGCGGAGGCACGTTCCGTTACGATGTGTCTCTTGCCTGGAATCGACTGGAGAATGTCTACACCATCACTTGCGACTCGGGTCGCCCGATCCGTCCTGTGTGGCGCGAGGGTGTCACGGAAGGTGCGGTGTTGGCTGCCAAGACATGGGACGGTATTTCAAAGTTGATGGACTACGTGGATGCGATGGAGTCAGGTGTATCTCGTTTTTCACTGACACCGTTTCACCCTACACTGCAGTCCGAGATCCATATGTCATTCTGCATTTCGCCCATTGCAAACTTGACTCCCTTCTTGGATCACAATCCGGGAACCCGTAACAACTTCTCGATTGCTCAGCAGAAACAGGCATGTTCGTGGTTTCACACAAACTACAATAAGCGGTTCGACACCATTTCATCCATCACTGTGAATCCCCAAACGCCCCTGTCCCATACCTGGATGTACCGTGAGATCATGGGTGCCGGAGGATGTATGCCCTATGGTGAGAATGCACTGGTTGCCTTTACGACCTATGGAGGTCACAATCAGGAGGACTCGATGATTATCAATCAATCTGCCCTGAAGCGTGGAATGTTCAGGACTCACTACTTTCACTCGTACGATATCCGGGAGCAGCTGATCGACCCGTCCCAGGTTCCACCTGTGAAGACGCTCTTTGCAAATCCGGTCACCAATCCCAAGTATGCTGACTCTGTGAAGCGCAAGGAAGATGTCTCCTACGAGATGCTGGATGCCGATGGAATCATCAAGCTGAACTCCTTTGTAGATGACACAACTGTTCTCGTTGGGGTCATGACTCCGCAAACAGATGAGAATGGAGTGCAGAAGTGGCGGGATGCATCAGAGCTTCCGAAACGTGGTCAGCATGGACGTGTCGATGGTATCTATCGCTACATGATGGATGACGGTACAGCGGGAGTCAAGATCCGGATTGTAGAAGAGCGGTCTCCAGTTCCGGGTGATAAGATGGCGTCGCGTCACTCGCAAAAGGGTACCGTGGGTCAGCTGATTCCCGAAGAGAATATGCCCTTCACATCCCGTGGTATCCGCCCCGATATTGTCTTCAATCCCCACGGTCTCCCTACGCGCATGACGATTGGGCAGCTCTTGGAGGCAATGAGCAACAAGCTCGGTATTCACTTGGGTACATTTGTGGATGCAACGCCATTCACCATCTCGAACCGCGTAACCGATCTGAAGAGTGCAATGCTCGATCTTGGATTTGAGCCGAACGGACACGAAATCTTGTACAATGGAGAGACGGGTGAAATGATGGAGGCAGATATCTTCATGGGTCCGATCTACTACCAGCGGCTGAAGCATATGGTGGAAGACAAGATCAACTATCGCTCGACAGGTCCCAAGACTCTGATGACGCACCAGCCGGTTCACGGTCGTTCACGAGGTGGCGGTCTTGCAATTGGCAATATGGAACGTGACTGCCTGATCGCCCACGGAATGGCAAAGTTTGCACACGAGAGTTACATGGATCGATCGGATGGTATCGAAGTACAGTTTGACCACGCAACCGGTCGCCTGGAGACAAGTGCTGATAAAATACCAATGCCGTATGCCGCCAGTCTGTTCATCAAGGAGTTAGAATCGACACATATTGAGCTGAAGCTAATAACAAAAGATGCAACTTAGTATCTTGATTCCTGCTATTCCTGAGCGGTGGGATATGGGTAGAGGTCTTTTTACACGCCTTCACGCCATGTGTGAGGGAAAGCAGATTGAAATCCTGTACCTGATGGACAACAAAAAGAGGACGTGTGGAGAGAAACATGAAGCACTCAAGACTATCTCGAATGGAAAGTACTTTATGTTCTGCCACGATGATGACGATATCTTGCGAATTGATGAAGTCTATCAAGCGACCTTTCAGGACGTGGATGTAATTACATTTAAGCAACTCTGCGACAGTCCCAACGAAGCCAAAACTCCTTATATTGTTACATTTGGTCTTGGAAACCCCGCTGAAACATTTACGGGAAGTGTCCCTGGCTCGTATGCAGATTGTCGTCGTCCCCCGTGGGTTGTATGTGCCTGGAATCAGAAGTTCAAATCGATTCCTTATAACCCGGTCTATGCAGAAGATTGGGACTGGGTGAAGAGGGCGCTGGTGGATGCAAAGACAGAGGTCTTTGTGGACGTCATTGTTCATCGATACAAGTGGGATGCCGAGATCTCATCCGATCCGACTGTTAAGAAGCAACCTAAATCCGCTCCTCGTGATGTAAAGTTGTTTTCCTTCTTGCATAGGTGATCGTCCAAAACGGATTTGATTTCATCAAGGAAGGAGTATAGTGGGTGCTGGTAAAATGTCTTCTTTCAACAACGTCAATATGGAGTCGTGCTATGAGTTTGCGTGCAAGATGGTTACGGATGAGAAGCAGCGTCGCGAATATGCAGCTGCGCTGATGGAGTGTCGCCGTGATCCGGCGTATTATGCCCTGAGCAAGACAGGGGAGGTGATTCCAGTGTCTAGTCTGCCGCTGATGCACTGGGATACAAAGGGATGGACAGTGGTCAAGCGGAAGATGCACTTCAAGAAGGTCCGCACCAGTGAGGAGCTGGACTACGAGGCGGATCTCAATAACTGGGATGACGTGGAGCACTACGGTCGCGCAACCTACACAAACATGGGTCCCACGCAGGAGCACAATGGCGCACTGTTTGATATCGGCAGTCGCTTCTGAAACTTACACATTCAAACCCATAAATAATCAGGTGCCATAGTCTAGTGGTTAGGACAGGAGGCTTTGAACCTCCGAACCCAGGTTCGATCCCTGGTGGCACCACTCACAACCGGTATGGTCTAGTGGTTAGGATAGGGCTCTTTCACAGCCTTGGCTCGGGTTCGATTCCCGGTACCGGTAAACTAACTTATTTTTCATTTGCGCCCTTAGCTCAGTGGATAGAGCGCGGGACTTCTAATCCCGAGGTCGTGGGTTCAATCCCCACATGGCGTATCGCGACAGTAGCTCAGTTGGTAGAGCATGGTCCTTATGAGCCCAGAGTCGTGGGTTCAATTCCCACCTGTCGCATAACCGTATTAGCTCAGCTGGTAGAGCATAGAGCTTTTACAGGGAGATCCCCTGGAGCGACTCTGTAGTCGCGGGTTCGAGCCCCGCATGCGGTAACTCTTTTTTAGATCGGTCAATCCTGATCGTCTAAAACGGATTCGTTGAGTTCAAGAGAAGCTAATAGTGGGCGGATAAAATGGCACTTCCTACTCTCTATTGCAAGTCGAAGACGGGAAAGACGCAGGTATGGAAGATTGAGACGATTGATGCGAAGATTCGGGTGTCGTATGGGTATGAGGGAGGTGCGGTGACAGTGAATGAGAAGGTGATCGAGAAGGGGAAGAATTTAGGAAAGAAGAATGCCACGACGGCGGCTGAGCAGGCAGCATTGGAGGCAAAGTCCACGTGGGACAAGAAGAAGACGGGTGGCTATGCGGAGTCGCTGGATGACGCTCACGTCCCGGGTGTGGCGGATGCGGCGGCAGTTGCAGCTCACGTGGCGATCCTGCCGATGCTGGCACATGACTTCCACAAGCGGGGCAAGGACATCAAGTTCCCCTGCTACGTGCAGCCGAAACTGGACGGCGTCCGTTGCATCTTCCGCAATGGGGTCCTGACGAGCCGTCAGGGAAAGGTGTTTCCGAACATGGAGCACATCGTGAACGAC